CGTTCAAGGTCTTTATTCACAATACAAAAATGCTATGGGTGTTGAACCAAATTTAGTAACAGGTCGTGCTTCTCAAAGTGGACCTACACCTTACAGATCTACAGCAGAAGTAGTTACTGCTATGTCAGATCCACGCTATGGTAAAGATGTTACCTACACCGAAGATGTTCAAAGACGTTTAGGTGGTAGTGATGTCTTCAACACTAAGCGTTAATTATGGCTAATGTACCAACCAACCCAAAGCTTTATGCAAGGGTAAAGTCAGAAGCAAAGAAGAAGTTTAGAGTCTATCCTTCTGCTTATGCTAATGCCTGGTTGGTGAGAACCTACAAAAAACGTGGTGGAGGTTATCGTAAAACTTAATCATGCCTTATTCTAAGAAACAAATGAAAATCGCTAGGGTTGCAGAACCTAGAGATAAAATTACAAGAGAAGATCTTATGATCCTTCGTAAGTCTAAGAAAAAGAAAAATGGCAAAGCTTAATCTTTCACAGATGAAAAAACTGAAAGCACATTCAGTTCATCACACAACCAAGCATATGAATCTTATGAAGAAGCTTATGCGTGAAGGTAAAACATTTAAAGCTGCACATACTGCTGCACAAAAACAAGTAGGCAAATGACTGATCGCTCACTTACTAATCCTGAAAAAGGTTTGATCAAAATGTTTTTTAATCAAGCCAAAAGAAAAGGTAACAAAAAAGAAATGGAAAGACTTAAAAAAATGTATGGTATGTTTTTGGATTTAGTGTAATGAGTCTTACAAGATGGTTTAAAGAAAAGTGGGTAGATGTTAAAACAGGTAAGCCCTGTGGAAGACAGAAGGGTGATCAACGTGGCTATCCTGCCTGCAGACCATCAAAAAGAATTAGTAGTAAAACACCAAAGACTACAGGTGAAATGAGTGCTAAAGAAAAGGCTAGATTTAAAAGAGAAAAGACAAGTTCAAAAAAAATTAGTTACCAACATAGAAGAAATAAAGGAAGAAAGAGTTTAAAGATTGCATAAACGTGTTACATTTTAAATAACTACCTATCATTCCTTTATGTCGAAGGGAGTATCTCTTACCAAGAAAGACAAAGATCCCACAGGGGGTCTTACCGCTTCTGGTCGTAGGAAATACAACCGTGCAACAGGTGGAAACTTGCAAGCTCCTGTTACTAAAAAGACAGGTCTTACTGCTAGACAGAAAGCTAGAAGAAAATCCTTCTGTGCAAGAATGTCAAAAGTAAAAGGACCATTAAAGAAAGATGGTAAGTTAACTCGCAAAGCCCTTGCATTACGCAAGTGGAATTGCGGTTCAGTATAAACTCAACAAAACGAAAATCTTAATATCAAAAGTGCCTGATGCGTCAGATAACACTTGAGAGAACAGACAGTAGTGAAGTTAGTTTCTCAAATTATTAATCAATCCAAAGGAGTTAAATTATGGCTAACGCCACAGTTTCACGCCTTGGTCTGGTAAACAATAGTGGAACAGACTTTGAAGCTCTGTTTCTGAAAGTGTTCTCTGGTGAAGTTCTAACAGCCTTTGCTAGAAACAACATCTTTAACGATCAGCTTCATACAGTTCGTACTATTACTTCTGGTAAATCAGCACAGTTCCCTGTTACAGGTGCTGCAACTGCTGCATATCACACACCAGGAACACCATTAGTTGGTGCAAACCAGATCTTGGCAAATGAAAAGATTATTTCTATTGATGATCTTTTAATATCACAAGCTTTCGTCAGTAATCTTGACGAGCTTATGAACCATTACGATGTCAGAGCTACATACGCTGATGAATTAGGTAAGGCTTTAGCTAAGACCTATGATCAAAACGTAGCGAAGGTAATCGCAAATGCTTCAAGAGCTTCAACAACTCTTACAGGTGGAAATGGTGGTATCACAGCTACTTTAGCTTCTGGTAACACAACTTCTGCTGCTGTATCAGGTGACGAGCTAGCTGGTGCTATCTATGACATTGCACAGACAATGGATGAAAGAGACATTCCTCCAACAGATCGTTTCTGTGTGTTACCACCTGCTGAGTACTACAAACTTGCTGAGTCAGCTACAAGAACTGTAGATGTAGACTTCAACCCAGGTGGCAATGGTTCATTTGCATCAGGTCGTGTACAACAGATTGCTGGTATTCCAGTAATGATGAGTAACAACGTACCTCAGTCAAACGTATCATCAAACCCAAGTGGAGCTAACAACACCTACTCAGGTGATGACAGCAAAACTATCGGTCTTGTCTTCCACAAGTCAGCAGTTGGTACTGTGAAGCTTATGGATATGACTACTGAAATATCTGGTTCTGATTATGGAATCATGTATCAAGGTACATTGATGGTTGCTAAGTATGCTCTTGGTCATGGAATCCTAAGACCAGAATGTGCAGCTACTATCAAGCTTGCTGCTTCTTAACTTACCTCGAAGGGTACTCAGCAATGGGTACTCTTCTCTTACTATTTGGAGAACATTATGTATCACAGCACTAAGAAAAAAAACAAAAAGAAAAAAATGGGTGGTAGAGAATCCCTTAAAATAAAAAAGTAAAGAACCATGACTGTAGCTGCAAGCACTGAACTAGAAGCTATTAACATTATGTTGGCTTCTATTGGGGAAGCTCCCATAAATACGTTGACAGGTACTTTACCTGTTGATGCAAAACTGGCACAGAATACTCTGTCAGAAATTAACAAAGAAGTTCAATCAGAAGGTTGGTCTTTCAATACAGAGATTGATGTTGTTTTGACCAGAGATTCCAGTAACAATATTAATCTTGCAGCTAATGTCATTAGTGCAGATCCTAATATTCATCATCATCCTGACGTTGATGCAATACAAAGAGGTCTTAAGTTTTACGATAGAAAAAATCATACCTTTGAATTTGAGGAAGATCTTAAAAGCACTGTTGTGTTCCTGAGAGATTTTGATGAGATACCAGAACCTGCCAGAAGATATATAACAATCAAAGCTTCCAGAGTATTTGTTGATAGGTTGGTAGGTGATGAAGGATTAAGATCTTTCAGTCAACAGGACGAAGTAAGAGCTAGAGCTATACTGATGGAAACAGACTTAGAGAATGGAGATCATAATTTACTAAGAGGAGATCCATCACTTACAAGTGTGTTTGATACATACAGCCCTTCCAACGCATTAATTAGGTAACTATGGCAATAGTATCTAGAGCAATTCCTACTTTGCTCAGAGGAGTTTCACAAGCTTCTGA